GGGCTCCTGCTGGACGTTGTTTACGAACACCTCTAGCTCTTCACTAACGTCTACAGACTTATTTAAGGTAAATACAGTTGTAGAGCCGTCACCATTAAAGCTTTGGCTGGTGGGTACTGCTGGTGATGTGGCGGGAGAAGAACCTATGTATGACATATCTACCCCGCAATCTCTGTTGCACAAATAAAGGATACCCCTCGTTCATACTGAGAGCTATCAGCATCATTTACCGTTCTGTTTAAATAAAACGTACTATTCGCCGTCCATCCATTTTTTCCTGCTACTTTATATGTAATAGAAGAAGTTGATGAGGGGGAATCAAAGTAAGAATAATAACAAGAATCTGGCGTAGAAGTTGCATCAAAATAACTAGGTACGGGAGATTGAATGCCGCTAGTTCTACTCCCCGCAGTAGGAGCGCCTAAAAAAGTAGAGTCTCTCAGAAAATAAAACATGAAATTATAAGGCACGGTGTTGACATCAAATTCCCCCATAATCCCTGCTTCGATTTTAATAATGCTGCTAGTAGAGGAAGGCGTGATGCTAACAGTTAAATCTGTAAACACTGCTTCAGTAACTGTAGGACAACTAATGCTATTTGTCCCCGTAAACTGCGTATATTTTACTTGAATAATAGAATTAGACGGAAACCTTGCCGCACTCAAAGTTCCTGTTAGCTGATTATCACTTATTTTACTCTCAGCCATCAGGTAATCTCCAAAACACTTAATACTGCATCACAGGAATTATCCTGAGAAGCATATACTTTCAGAATGTCTGTCGCGTTCATAACAATCTTTTGGTCGCCACCAGCAACCACGAGAGAAGAGCCAACGGGCACAATAGCATCCTTAACAAGGTGCGTTATAGTGCTCCCTCCATCTACAAATTCAACAGTGACAGTAATTGAGCTCGTTAGAATGTTGGCAATGTTCAAACCAATAATAGTTGTTTCTGTCGATGCTGGGCAAGTGTATATGGTTGTTTTGCCTGTACTCGATGTATCTATGTTTTGAGCGGTAAATGTTTTAAATGCGTTTGCCATATCTTTATCCTAACGCTATAGCGAAAGCCAAACTGTTATCTGTAAAGTTTACAGGTGTGCCTGACGCATCGTTATAAATCATCTTTTCTCCAGGCATTGTACAAAATATTGTACGAGTGCCCGCAGGCCAATCAATCTTGCTGTCACCAAAAGTAAGCGCTGTATCATCTGCTAATGTTACGGCTTCACTTAACACAATGTTATTCTGGTTTGTAACAGTGGCAATAGTAACAACCCCTGATATACCCGTTCCGCGCACCCTTTGACCCGCTACAAGCGTACCCACATTACCATCTACGGCTACGCTGGTAGAGCCTGACACCGCGCCGTTTACGTTCGCCGTAGCGGTATCGCTAGTGCTCTCAAATATGGTGTCTCTAGACAGGGTTGTACCAGACGCGGTATATGTTCCTATGCCAACCTCAAAGTCCGTGCCGTCAGTGCAGGAATAATATGTTGTATTCCCATCACCTATTTCCGTAAAAGCATCAAAACCATCAACGGCACCAGCAAGAGTTAACGTGCCAGTGCCTGTCGTGGATGTTGTTTCTTTAACACGGTCTTTGATGACTAAAGCCATTACTTCAACTCAATACTCAGGTTAGTTGCGTTGATACGGAAAATATCGCCAGAAGCGATTGTCTTACTTGCATCAAGCTCACCAATAAAGAGTGTATTACCGCCATCAAACCATAGCTTTGTATTGTCTGCTATGGTGACAGAAGTATCCAATGTTATAGATGCCTGTGATGTCACACCAGCTACCCTAACAACAGTAGAGGCACCAGTGTTGTACACAATGTCACCAACAGAGATTGTCGCGCCAGTATTACCGTCCAAAGCTACGCTGGTAGAACCAGATACAGCTCCATCAACCACTGCTACCCCAATATCCGCATCTGAGACAAAAGCGTGGGTTACAGTATAGCTTGCAATACCGCTAGAAGCTGACCACTCAACATTTCCATCATTGATGACTTGCTGTTGGTCAGAAATAACTGTGTCTCCAGCAGTATGCGCCGCAGCAGTTGTGCTAGATGTACCACGAGTACACCCTGTTAAAATGCTTGTGCCATCAAATGTGAGAGCAACATCATCTGACAAGGTTACAGCAGTGTCTACAGTAACAGTAGGGGAGCTAAAAGCAGTTACACGAACCGTACCAGAAATACCTGTTCCTGTTACCACCATGCCTTCAGCAATTGTGCCAGAAACACCGTCTACAGTAATAGATGTAGAGCTTGAAACCGCGCCATTTACGTTAGCCGTTGCTGTTGTGTCTTTGCCTGTATAAGTGATGATTTCATCATTTATAGAAACAGTCCCAGATGTTGGGAAGGCTTCGGCATCTGTTAGAGCTAAATAGGTTTGAGAAGCATCAGCGTTTTGACCCAATGTAGTCACAGATTGCTTCCAGTTAGCCGCAGTTATCTGCTGACGAACATAGTTTGCATCTTCTGATGCCACACTTACTTCTGTTAAGTTGCCTTTCTCAGCATTTGATACTGCGGTAGCCAAACCAATATATATGCTGTCGCCAGGTGAAGCGAAGGAAAGAGAATCATTCTTGAACAGATAGTCCAAGATGCGTCTTTCCAGATATGTAGTTGCCGCATTGCTTGTTGCCATTTTACAAACTCCTAAGTTCTTGGCCTATCTGGTAAGCCCCGTCTATATGCATCACTGTTTTCTCTGGCCTCTGCCAAATCTTTCAGTCGTTGAATTTCCTGTCCAAACCTTTGTTCGTACAGTTGCATCATATCGGCTTCACCTTTCATGTAAGTATATGCTTCTACGAGTGAGCCGTAAAGAAGAGCGTTAGGGGCATTTTCGCTCAACCATGATGTGCCGCTATCAGCGCCTGCTGTAATACTAGCTGGGCGATAATAATAATGAAGTTCTACTGTGTAAGCTGAGTCTGGAGTAGGACTTAAAATAAAGTTGTCTACGTCAAATATACCGTAATATTTTGGCTCTCCAGTAGCACCTGAATCAATTGTGTATTGCTGTACAAAGTTAACATCTTTTATGAGCAGAAACTCCTGGTTGCCCGTGCTGGTTAACTGCAAAGAAAAGGGAGCCAAGTAATCACTTGGTACGCTCAAATAAGGGTCGCTGGCGGTTAAAGTAGAAGTAGCATTCTTGCGAAATAACTCCAAATCCACCAATGTAAATATTCTATCTTCAGCAGAACGAATAAAAATAGGCAAATTATTCACAAAAGACGTTTCTGTGTTTTCTGCAAAATCCTGTATTGCTGTCTTCAATTGACCATATGTAAAAGACATCTATTATCTCCTATGCAGAAAGCGTAACGGGCCCAGCGGACGCATTTTCACCGCCGCCTCGTGTATTACCTGTTGTTGCGGTTCCGCTGGAGGCTGTAAACGAATAATTGTTCGCATCCACGACAGTAATTGTGTAACCACTTGCATTTTGTATCACCGCACTACTAAAGCCATCAAAAGGTTGTACATTTCTAAAACGCACAATATCAGAAGTAGAGCGTCCATGTGAAGGCTCTGTTACTGTTATAACTGCGCTGCCAGAAGAACCTGTCTTAAAAGAGTTCGGACGCAATAAGTTTGCAACCGCTGGCTCTGTTCTGTCTGGTCTTGGGTCTTTAATTGCTTCCGCATCCGTTACTTTTCTATTTGGCTCTAACTGAGGGTGCTTTGGCTCCCACTCATCTTTACCAACAAGAAAGCCATTCCACTCTTTTCTCATGTCCGTTTTTTTATAACGAAACCCAGAGCGGTCAGATATGCCGTATGCATATTTTCCAGAGGCGAACTTTGCCATTAAGAAATCCTATAAAAATTAAGATTTGGCGTTACGTTAAATGACGCCCTATCTCTATCTTCAGATAAAGCTCTCTCAAACTCTTCTTCATATACACTTTTCAACAATTGCACTCTATCTGGCGCTTTTTTCATTGATAAGTAGTAAGCTAAACCAGCCGCTAGGCATGGATAGAATCTAAACGGCACACCAACAGTGTTAACTGTAGTATCGGCATCGTCTAACCTAGTTAAACAGTCATAAACAAGAACATCTGTGCTATTCTCTGGTGCAGGCCAAATCTTTACAACTGGAGTTATTTGCCTGTCTATAAAAAACTGAGTTGGCCTTGCTTCTGTTGCCTTGTCTGGAATATTTAAATAATCATCTCTGCTAATCTTGCTCATATTAATGTCTGTGGAGCTTCGGCGAACAACCATAGACAAGACATCAATTACATCGCTATCTAATGAATAAGAAGAAGTACCCTGAACAAGCGCTTGAGTTCTTTGCTCTATTGTCCATTGATTTAATCCTCTGTTTGCCCATTCCGCAAACATAAGGTTCATAGAGCGTTTAGCTGTTTTTAGGTCATAGCCTGTTCTTAACTCCAAGCCGCAACGCTCGAAAGCTTCTTCAATGTAGTCAGATACATTTAATTCAAAATCTGTAGAGCCTGAAACTGCCATTTACTTTTTCTTTCTCTTTAGAGACTTAACGCGGCGAGGCTTGCCTGCTGGCTGACCTATGCGCTTCTTTTGTGATATTCTACTACGCTTTTCAGCGCTTGTCATTTCTGAGGCGGTTTTTGGGGTTTTAGAAGACACTCTCTTGGTGGGGCGACAATATGGAGTACCCCGTTTTTCACCTTTGCGTCTGCCACACGCCTTCCCCGTGCGGACATCCTTCCACTCTTCCTTGAACCACCGTTTGAGATTGGCACCAGCTTTTGATTTTCTAACCGCCATACTCTACCCATTACTTTCTTTTTGTTGTTCTACGAGTTCTTGTAGACGCTTTACTCTTGCTTTTATTTCCCCAATTCTTTGCTCCAACCTTTCGGCATTTGGCAATCGCTCCAGACGCATACGCTGACGGAAAGACTCTATATCTTCTTTTAACCTTTGAGTAACAAGCATCTTTTTTAGAACCTGATTTAGAAACCTGTTTAGCCATTTGCGCTCTCCCTGTAGGCATTATCTAGTTACCCACAAAACAATCATACCACCACAAACAGCAAATAGCTGTGCAAAAACAACCATCAAAATCATCCACAAACGCTGGCTTTGTTGAGCCAAATCATCTTGCATATGTTTTAAATGGTTATTTTCTATCGTATCAAGACGATTAAATATAACTTTAATATCACCTTCCATAGAGGATATAAACTTCCATTGTCTGTCTTCTGTAGATAGGTCTGCCATTAGCATCTCCAACGTCTACGAGCTTGTCTTAAACGGCTGTTTGGATTTTTAGCCGCTTTGGGGAACTTCTTCATTTGACCAGCACTACGAGCACAGAATGACTTGCGGCGCTTTGCCGCCTTTGAACCTTTCTTGACCTTACCAGTTACGGCGGTCTTTAGCTTAGAACCAGGGTTTGCTCTTCGATAAGCAGCAACCCCTTTCTTTGTCATTCCCGCACCTTCTTTGGTTTTGCGGTAATTACCGCCCTTGCCAGTGGTTTTGCGGATAGGATTTTCTTTTTTACGAGCCATTAGTCCAATCCTCGTTTTTTATATAGACAAACTCCATTGACGCGGAGACATTAAAGATAACAGACCCTGTAGAAGAAAACGCCCTCATTTCCAAGTCTGTTTTTTCGGTGAATTTTATTGGAAAAGTATAAAACTGTTCGTGTGCGCCATCTGTCAGGGTAAATCTTTCCTTTATCTGAAAGACTTCTCCATACGGCCTAGCAACAAGACTAGCATTTAAAAGAGCTTTGGTGGCAGTAGATGTGCCTGTGGACAAAGCCATTTTTGTAAGGAATGCTGTATATCCTGCGGGAACCGTCCAAAGGCTCATCAGTGTTTGGTTGTCACCGTCACCATTGATGCTAAGATAAATATTAGCAGGAACTCCAGAAGTAACCGTACCTGTTCCTGCGTAAAGTGTGCCAGCGTTTGCGCCACCACTACCTGCGCTGCGAACAATGCCGCGATTTATCCGTATGTAAGATTTTGTGGTGTTAACTGCCGTTTGCCCATTCAGCGTGACAACTTCGTTTATTTCGTTGTAATCGGCGTCTAGGCCAAAAACTTCTACTGTTCTCGCACCCGTGCCTGCGGCAGTGTCATTAGCTGAACTGCTTGATATAGTCATTACTGTGGCTGATGGGGGATAAGCGTATAAACCGCCCTGTTCCCATATGGTTTCCTTGGTGGCTCCAACAACAGCGTTGTAGCCAAACTTAAACACAGTTTTATGGCCAGGGATTTGCTCCCTGGCCACTTGAAGTTCAAATGGCTCAGATGTCCCAACTTGTGTTATGGAACGAAAATTAGCCATTACAACCCCCTACGATAAGAAGATGTTAAGTTCGTTGTTTGTGCCTGTCAACGCCGCCACAAAGCATCCGTCTGTGGCAATGATGCCATCATCAGGAATGTTCATAACATGGTTGCCAATGCCGAAGCTCTGTTCAAGCAGAACATCGCCAGAAGCAGAACCATTTTTCAACGTAAAGGCACCAGCAGCAGCGGCGTATATAACAACCTGACGAATACGGGAACGTGCGGCTCCCACAACGGCGGCTGTATCGCCCTGGTCAAACTTAAAGGCTTTTACTGGACCAGCCATAATAGCCTCCTATTAGCTAAGTGCTGCGCCTATGGCTGTAACCCAGGCAGAGCCTGTATTGATAACCAAACAATATTCATTGTTGCCAGCTCCATTGTCGCTGATTACATACACAGTTCCTTCAGGAACGTCTGCATTTGCTGGAAGGTCAGCAGTTAATACAACTGGATAGATGAAAGCCGCATCAGACTTGACGGGGCCTGAGAAAGTAGAACGAGCCATTTTATACTCCTGTCGTGGCTAGTGTCAGCCGCACCATGCGACTGTCAGGGATAATTTACTATACAATAAAAAAGGGCGGCTGAAAAGCCGCCCCTTTCCGAAGAATTGTTCGCTTTATGCGCCTGGTGAACCAAACACAGCGCGTGGGTCGGAATAACCGAAGCTATAACGCTCACGAGCCTTAAAGCGCATGTTGCCTGAGTCGAAGTCAGCTTCCATGCCTGTAGACATTGGAGTACGCTCAAAGTGCTTGAAG